CGGGCGAATTCCTCGTCGTTCAGGGCCGACGACGTGCGCTGCATCTTGCGGTTGATCGACTGATGGACGTTGACGTAGGTACGGCGGTTCTGCGTGCCTGGCTTGCGTCGGCCGCTTCCATGTTCCACGAGCCAGGCGTGATTCCCACTTTCGCGCCCTTCCTCGGAGCCGACGGGGCCGGTCTGTCGGGGGCCGGTGATCGCGACGGCGACCTGGCCGCCCTCGTACTCTTTTGTCTCCGTGATCGTGGACTTGGCGAGATTCCCGGTGGCACCGCCGCTGCCGGGGGCCAAGGGTTTCGACACGAGGTCTTTGTAGCCCACCTGGATCGGCCGCGACGCCTGCTTCACGCACTTCTTGAGCAGCCCCGGCGCGGCGAGCGCCCCCGCCACCCGCTCCAGTTCCTTCGCCAACTCGCGGACGCCGGCGGTTTCGATCCGCACGAAGCCCTCGGTCTGGCTCTTGGCGGTGCCAAAGCCGACATCACGGGGCGTCGGATTGCTGGGGTTGATCGCCATGCTACTGCACCTCGTTGACGAGGAGTTCCAGGCGGGTGCGGTTGTCTCTGGGGCTGACGCTCACGATCTCGAGCGTCTTGCCCCTCCAGAGCAGGCGATACTGCGGGTTCACCGTCGCGCGGTAGCGCATGATCACCTTGTGCGACGCGATGACATTGGCCTGCTGTGCCTGGAGAACGTCGCGGCTTGTCAGGCCGTCAACGCTGGCCCACACGGTGGCCTCGGTGGCCCATGAGAGCGTGGCTTCGCCAGTCGGACTCCGCATCTCCTGCGGAGCCTGGAGTGAAACACGCTCGCGCATGGCTCCGATGTTCACGTTACGGCCCCCTCACCGATGAGGACGATGTCGTAGGCTGCCCCCGCCGAGCCGGTGACGGTGATCGTGCCGGCCGCCATGCCGGCCGCCGTCGGGTCGATCTGCGTGTACGCTCCACCGGCTGCCACGGTCAGGCCGCCGGCGGGAAGCGGCGAGCCAGCGAGCGTGAGCGGCAGCGAGGCGTGGCTGTTGCGGACGTAGACGACCTTCACGGCGGCGATCGCCACGCTCACCGCAGCCCCGTCGCGGGTGTCAGCCAGACTCGCGAGATTCAGAGTCTCGCTTGAGCCGGCGAGCGTCCGTGAGTCGCTCCACACCACTTGGGCTTGGCTCGCAGCCGTGCCGTCCGTCAGCGACAGGGCATACGACGCGGGCGTGGCTCGCAGCGTCCGCGAGAGGTCGCCGGCGCTCGTCTCGTGGGCGAGAATCGACAGCATGATCTGGGCGTTGAGTGCCATTTCAGGTTCCCATCACATAGATTTCGTAGGTCTGGCCACTCGTGCCGCCGATGCGGGGGATTGATCCGCCGGAGGTCGTGGCGAAACCAGAGGAATTCGGGCAGGAGAGCAGCATCGCGCCGCCCTCGCGGATCGGGTAGCCACGAAGCGTCAGCGAGCCAAGATTGATCATCGGCGAGAAGTTCCACGCCGTGACGTCTTGGCGGAATACGCTGAACTGCGAGCCGGTCCAGCCAGCCGAGAGCGCAATCTGATTCGTCGTCGACAGGTTTTTGATGCACAGCAGCTTCACGACGCCGATGCCGAGCGTCGCGAAATCCACCTCGTCGAAGCCCGTGGCCGCAAAAGTCCGACGGTCGCTCCAGACCTTCGTGCAGTCGCCGACGTCGAAGGCAAACTCAATCGGCTGCTCAGTGAGGGCAGTCGTCAGCCCAAGCTGCGATTGCAGCCTAGCCGACACATTCGCCCGCACCGTAGCCGTGAGGCTCATCGGTAGCCACCCCAGCCGCTCGCCGCGAGCAGCGTCTCGAAGGTCTGCGGCACAGGCAGCACCTGGCTGTATCCGGCCACGACTGGCTGCA